TGTCAAAAAGCAGAAACCCCGCCTCCCGGCGGGGTCTCAGTGAACACACAGAACAGTCTTTTAGGCGTAGCTCGTGTCGATGCCGATCGCGCAGGAGGTGTCGATCAGCTTCTCCGCCGTGTTGTGGCGGCAGCGGATGACGTTGCTGCGGCGGGCTTCGTCGCGGTAAGTCTCGGTGACCAGCGGTGTCGGGCTGTCCTCGTTCCAGAGGAGAGTGCGGCCCAAGCCGCCAGCGGTGAACTCACCCGCGCCGAGCTTGGCGAGGACGATCTTGCTGTTGCCCCAGATGAAGGAACCGGAGTAGCTCTGGCCTTTCTTCGCGCCGTTCTTGGCAGCGCGACCGATAAGGACGCGCGACACGTTGAGGGCGGCGGCAACTTCTTCGGCGGTCGCGGGGCGAGCCTGCGACACGTTCTTGACGGGGCCGAAGATGTTGTTGAGGAGCTTGGTCGTGCGGCGGACGCGATTGAACACCGGGAGGGACATGATTACCGTGTCGGCAACCACGTTCTTCTTGGCGAGTTCGGTCTGCGCATCGTCGATGTCCTTGGCGAGATCGAGGGTATCGACCGAGCCAGCGGTGTAAGCGGCAGTCGCGCTGATCGCGCTGATGCTGCTGCCAAAAACGAGGTCGGCAACGCGCTGTTCGTGCGAGAGCAGGAGGCTATTGTTAAGGAAGGTCGCGGACGAAACTTCAACGTCGAAGTAGCGGCCAAGGTCAGCGGAAGTCTCGTCGGGCAGAAGCTCTTCGAGTTCGTAGCTGGTGGTCGCGTAGCTGTCGCTGGTGAAGCGGCGGGTAACGCGACTGCGGTTTGTGCCGGGATCGGTCTTCAGCGCGTCGAGGTTATAAGCCTCGCCGCCGCCGAGTTCGATCTTCACATACTCACCGGAGCGAGCGGCAACCGAGTAGATCGGAAGCACTTCAAGCCCGATAAGGGGAAGCGCGTTGCTGTTGGAAGCCGCCTCGAAAACTGCTTGCGAGATTTCGGCGCGGGGAAGTGCGTTGCTGTTAGCGTATGCCATAGGTTTGTCCGGTTAGAAGCTCTTGCTGGAAACGGCGATCTCAATGATGTCGTTGGTCGTGCCAGCGTTGATTGCGTAACCCACGGAAACGCCGCCAGCGGAAGCGACTTTGCCGTCAGCGATGGCGTGAACCGCCGAGCCGACCGCAACGCCCGCGCCCGAAACGGTGGCGAGGAAGGTGGGGTGAAAGAGTTTGACGTTCACAGTCGAGGCCGCCGAAGCGTCATCCTGCGTGAACCCGATGGCGGCTCCGTTAGTGGCTGCGACAACCTCGTTTTCGACGGTGTGCAGTTTGACCAAACGAAACGCGCTGATCGCCGCATTGGCGACGAAACTGCGATTGAGGGAGTCAACTTGTGATGCCATAGTAGTTTTTTAGGTTAGAGAGTGCGGATTCCGCTGTTGCGGGCAGCGATGAAAAGTTCGGGATAACGAGCAATGACGGCTTTGGTCGCCGCGCTGCCCTGCAAGCCTTCGGCCTTAACAACGGCGAGGGCTTCTTGAAAATTGGTCGGCTCGACTTTGGCTTCCTCGGCTTTCACTTCGGGAGCAACGGAAGGAGCAACGGGCTTTGCGCCAAAATTGGCGACAAGGGCTTTGAGTTCGGCCACTTCAGCCGAGAGCTTCGCGCTCATGTCCTCTTGCTTCTTCATTTCTTCTTCGGGCATTTCCTCGGAAGAATCGTCGGAGCTATCGTCTTCGCTTTCGGGAGAGACAACGATGGTGGCGAGTTTCGTGCTGGCTTCGCCCATAAACGCTTCAAACGCCGACAACTTCTCGTTGATCGGCGCGAGAGCGGCGGCGAGGGCTTCGGCAAATTGCTTTTCGTCCATGACCTTTTTTCCGCTGTCAACCTTGGCGCTAAAGAGTCCGGTCGGATTTGCGGCGGGCGCATCGACCAGATCGGCGGAATAAATCTCGGAGCAACGCGCGAAAATCGTGTCGCCCTGCTCCTCGTGCTCGCCGCTAAAGCTGATCGACAAGCCGAAGGTGTCGGGCATGAGTTCGGCCATCTCCAAGATGCGCGGGGTCGCGTCGTGATTCTTTAGAAGGTAGAGGTCAGCGCGTAGCTGGTCGCCGTCGATGACGAAGTTCTTCAGCGTGCCGACGATTTCGTTGAATCCGGTGTAGTGGTCGGTTTTTACCTTCAGCCCGCCGCTATACGTCTCGGCGGCTTCCTTCACTTGCAGCAAGGTTTGCGCGTCGATCAACATTCCGTGGCCCTTGGCTTCGCCAACGGTGATGACGGAGACGCCCGTAATCGTCGCGGCCTGCGCGTCAATCGTTCCGTCGAGAACGGCAAAGTCGGTCTTGGTCATGCCTTGCCGCGACTGTCAAAGCGAAGGTGGAGGCGGGGGGTTTGAACCCCCGTGCCAGTGGCCGCAGCCACGGTCGAAGCAATCGCCCCCGTTAATTAGCCCTCGTCATCATCGACGGCATCCATCTGCGACACGCGAGCAGCGGCCCACGACTGGCCTGCATCGCCGCCCCACAAGGCCCAAGCGATACGGCCCGCAGACGGATAGCCGTCCTCTCCAGGCTTAAAGCCTTGGCCCTGCTTATCGACTTCGTGACGAGAAAAATAGCTGTGCATCCTGCGAACTGTTTGTGGCGAAAGGTTGGTGCGGGTCTTCAGATCGCGGGCGCGAGCAACGCCGACTTCCGTTCCGCCGCGATTAAACTCCTCGCGCCACTTCAGTCCCTTCTCGGCCTCAACGGCAAGGGCGGCGGTCGGCTTAAAATTAATGTGCGCGTATTTCGCGGGAATAGCGAACTGTGTGGGCTGGCTTAAGTCTGCTTCACGTGCAGCTTCACGCACTTCGTCGGGCGTGATCTCGCCCGCTTCGATATTGTCGAAGATGCGGTCGATGGTTTCGACAGGCACCAGCGGGAACGCCGCGCCTGCGATGGCCTTGCCTGCGTCCGGTGTAAGGATGCCGCTCGCCACAGACTGCGCGATTTCAAGCAATGCCTGCACCTGTGCGCCGTTGAGTGCGGTATCCTGCACGGCCTCGGCGGTTTCGCCTTCGGGAAGCTCGACGCTATCGCCAGCGACAGGGGTTTCAATAGGTGCACGGTTCGGATCGGTAGCGATGGACTCTTTGCCACCGCTAATCTCGGCAGGGCTAACGTCCATTTCGTCGGCAAGCTCTTTGATATAAGCCGCCTCCTTGGCGCGTTGCCGCAGGCTGGCTTGCCAATCATGTCCCGCCTCGCCGTAAAGCTCGGCAGCGGTCGCCAGACCCATGCGCCAGAGTTCGATGTCGGCGCGGGCATCGCGGCCTGCGTCGATGCTAACCGACCCCGGCCACTGCCATTGACCCTGCGCGACCTCGGGGGCGTTGGGCAAGATGCCCTTGGCTGCGCCGTCCATAAGCGCAAGCCGCACGACTTTGTTAAGGAAAGACATCTCCAACTGCCTGCGCCAAAAGTCGAAGGTGCGCTCGGCTTGGCGAAGGTCTTTGCGGGCTTCCGGCCCTGCGCTTTGGCGGTCGAGGATGACGCGAGCCGAAGTGCCAAGGGCGCGGCACATCCGGTTCTCCAAGTATTGCACAAAGTTGGCGAAGGCTTGCGCGGGGCGGTTGTCGTTCTTGAACACCTCCATGCTCTCGCCCGTCGAAAGGTAATTGATGCGCCCCGGTTCCAGCGCAGTGAGTTTAATGTCGTTGCCGAATTGATCCTTGTCGCCGCGAAGGACGGACGCCATTTCCTCGTCCGCGCCATACTCGGTCTTGACCACGCCTGCCTGTGACGAGGCCCACCGAGCGGCGAGCTTTTCGTATTCGATCAGATCGGCAACGTCCTGCGCGTCATCCAAGATCGGAGCCATGACCGAGCGGCCACGGTATTCGTCAAGGCGGGTCGGGACAAAGACATGGCAGAAGTTCTCAGCGGCGACTTCCTCAAAGTTTCCGTAACGCCCGGAGCGGTCGCGCTCGTAAATGCGATAGCTGACCGGACGGCCAAGTGAGTCGAGCGTGATGCCGCCGATATAGTTCGGATCGTTTTGCTGAAGGTCGATGTCCCGCCCGATGCGGTCGGCGGTGATGGGTTGCAGCTTTAACGAGTCGCCATCCCGCGCAATAACCACGCCACAATCGCCATCGACCAAAGTAGCGCGAAGAACCAG